CTTAAATTGCTTTTTATTAGAAAATTTAATTATAGAATATGAATAAGCCAAAGTTAAAATCTGTTTTGGTAAAAATTCTTTTATAAAAATAGGTTCCACTATATTACCCACCCTATTAAAGCATATCGTGTTCCTTTAGTTATTTTATTCACTTGATGAGGGAACATAAAATTTGAAGGAAAAATAACTGCATCACCTACATTTTGAGGAACTGTGTAATATCCTCCTGGAATATCAAAAACAAATTCTCCTCCTTCGTACTTATTATTTAAGCAAATAGAAATAGATAGATGTCTATTTGAAACTTTACTACCAAAATCTTCATGAAAGCTGTAACCTGCTTTATACTCATTAGCATCATATCTAAGAATGTCTAATTGAGATATTCTATCAATATATATTTTGTGTTTCTTTTTGTAGTGATCTACACACTGAAATATTTTTTCTTTAACAACGTTTGCACATATTGTTTGTCCAAAAGATTTAGTTTCTAACAAAGATCGAGTTAAACAATTCCTTACGTTCTTGTCCGTACCCTGAACAGTTGCAGCATCATCATAGTCACTATCAAAATATGAAATAATTTTATTACAAACAACTTGAGGAATTATTTTTTTGACTTCTAAAATATATTCTTTCATTTTTTATTTATACACAATTACTTAATAAGTAATACTATGTGCAGAAAGATAATTATTTCTTTCTGTATCTGCTACGCTAGTAGCTTGAGCAGTGTTCGCAACAAATGTTTCTGTGTTAGCATCTGGATTAGCTGTTCGCCACTCAGTAGCTTGCTCCCTAACGTTTGCGTCATAAGCTATTTGCCAAGAATCTTGAGCCTCACATCTTATAACCACATTCGTCGCCCACTGAGGAAAAGATGATATAGATTCGTTTTCTCTGTTATCTGTGTATTCTAACTCACCTGTATTTGTAGTAGCGTTCCACTGTAATGCATGAACATTAGCGTTAATTTCAGTATGAGAGCGAATGTTAAAGTAAGATTTATTATCAATAATAATATCAGACTCAGTATTTCCTGTGCCTAATCTTGGACCATCATTTTGATTATTTGAATTTGTATGAGCATCAAAAATTATGGTTATTCTTTGATTTGCAGTTGTATTATTTACTGTTGTTGCCATCTTTTTTTCCTTTCTTTGTTTTTATCTTATTATTACTTAATTGTCTAATAGTTTCATCTTCTAAATCTTGATTGTTTTCTTCAATCGCTTTTTGATGATTACCTATTTTACCAAATAAACTACTGATAGTTTTCATCTCATTTCTTGTTTTTGGATTAGCAGCTAGAATATTATTCATCACATTTTGCCCTTTAACCATCTCATTTCTAAATGACTCAGTAGCTGCTTGAACTCCATTTAGTTTTGAAGAGTTTTCAACTAAAAGCAAAGGTAGCCAAGCAATAGAACACCCCCACTCTTGAACATCTAATCCTGTTTGAGGATGTTTTCCTTGAAGCATGTTATACCAAATACACTGATGTTTGATGCATTTTTTTTGTAATAAAGGACATTTACCGTCTGGGTCAAAGATAGGCATTAATCTTTTGCAGCGACAATAACGTTTGCGTATTTCACGTCTGCTGCGGGAATAGTTACATCCGCAGTTGTACTTGATAAAGAACCACTGAAGGGGTGAGAGTGACTACCACCTCCACCACTCGGATTTACACTTCCAGGCCACATTGGTGGGCCCACGCCTGTATTGTTAGTTAATTGTCGAACATAACGAACACCAGGTGGAGGCTCTTGTGGAGTTTGAGGACCAATTATTGTATGACTGTGAGAAGCTATTTCTGGAGTGGAAAGTGTGTGTCCTCCAACTGTACCACTTACAGAACCTGAAACAGGTTGTCCGGGAGCAGATTTATCAGTCGTTGCTAAGAATGATGAGAAGTAAGATGTCGAACCACCTGTACCTCCACCAGTTCCTGTCACGACTGACATTACTGTATTAGATAAAGCGGATGCTGTATCTTGTGTCCATCCTGTTGGAGCAGATGCTTGATAGAAAACCATTTTTGTTCCTGATTCAAAACCAATCCCTGTTGCCGTACCTGTTACGGTTAGATTGCCTGTAATTGTTGTTGAAGTTAAATTTGCCATGTTATTTACTTACTCCTTTTTAACATTTCTATTTCTTTTTTCAATTCTTTAATAGCTTCTAAAAGATAGGCTGTCATCTTGGTATATTTTACAGCTTCAGGCTTACCATTTTTTAATTGAACTAATTCAGGGACATATTTATAGACTTCTTCTGCTATAAATCCTGTTTCATCTTTTTGAGAACCATCAATTTTGTCATATTTTACAGCGTTAATAGAATAGATGCCATTTAAGTTTTCTAAAGGTCGAATGTTTTCTTTTAAGGCAATGCTTGACTCTTCCGTAATTGTGCCACCAATCGTGACATCTCCCGATAAACGAGATAGAGAATTTTTTACATTATAGTTAGCAGAACCATCACAATATAAATAAGCGTATTCTCCTTGTGTTACTGCAATACCGTTGGCAGCATGCCCTGTCGCCGCAATAGTAACGGAAAAAGATCCTGAGGTATTATTATAAACTATATAATTATTTTCTACCGCAGGAATAAAAACATGAATGTTTGCAGTTAGTGTTCCATTTAAATCTAAAACTTTATTAGAAGATTCAGCAGTGGGATCGGCATTGTTGGTTGTTAAAGTAACATTAGAAGATCCTGCAACAGACTTTGATAAAAATCCTGCTGTAAAAGCATCCACTGTTTGTAAATTGGTGTTAGTGTTATTGCCCCAGGTGTTTGCATTAGCACCTGTTTCCATTAACTCTAATTTTAAACTTGATGAATATGTACTAGCCATTTAATTTTTCCTTTAACAATTGTATTTCTTTATTTTGTTTTTTCAAGGCTTCTAAAAGATACATCGTCATTTTTGTATATTTCACTGCATCAGGTTTACCGTCTTTGCATTCGACTAGATCAGGTAAAACTTCATATAGTTCTTCCGCAATCACACCCACTTCATCTTTCGAAGAACCATCTTTTCTGTCATACTTCACGGCATTGACATTGTAGATTGCTTCATTGAACTCGAGTGGTTGTACGTTTTCTTTGTACGCTAAACTTGAAGATTCGACCACGGTTCCCGTTACAGAAATACCTGTGGCTGTGGTAGCAAACTTTTGTGAATTATCATAATAAAGTTTTACGTCTGAATCATCATTAAAGATAGCAAAAGTCTCACTCATTGCTTCATCACCAATTTGAATACTATTGGTTGATTGTAGTCTTAAATTTCCTGCTCCATTATCTTTTATAATTGAATTGGAGCCATTGTGATAAATCTGTAAGTCATTAGATGCACCAAATCTTAAATAATCGTTATCACCTAAAGATACATTAGCAGTGAATGTTACATCACCATTATCTTTATCAATACTTAGTCCTTCATTACCACCTGCTTTTAAAACTAAATCAACGGCAGAAGTGTCAATAGCATAACAACCAATTTTAGTGTGACCACTTTCAGCATTATTGGTTATTTTTAAAGGAAATGTAGTTGTTAAATTATCATTAGCTTTCACTTGTAAAGTTGAGCCATCATAAGTTAGATCAGATTCGCCGTTAAGAGTATTGGCTGTTCCACTACCTGTAATAACTCTATTGTCAGCGTTATTATTTATTGTAGTTCCTGTAATTGTTGTAAAGGATAAAGCACCAGAACCGTTTGTTGTTAAAGCCTGTCCCGTTGTACCATCCGAAGTAGGAAGAGTATAAGCACTGTTAACATTAGTTGTTCCTGTTAATTTAATCGTATCAGCTTCAACATTAATCGAACCACCAACGTCTGCATCTTTAATAACAGATACGCCATTGGCATGATCGTGATAAATTTGATACTCGCCTGTTGGGCCCATTAAGATGTGATCTAAATCTCCTAAGGCAACATTGGCTGTAAAAGTAGCACCGCCTGTGACTGCTAAAGTCGATCCATCAAAAGTTAAATTTGTTTCGGCATTCATCGCATCCGTGCCTGTTGCAGTCACGATTCGATTGTTAGCACCATTGGTCATAAAATCAGATACATCCACAGCAACAGTGTCTGCGGTTACATCAATACCTGTCCCGGCTCCGACATTAAGAGTTACCGCACCTGTAGTTCCTCCACCTGTTAAACCATCGCCCGCAGTGACACCTGTAATATCACCGACGTTTATGGAGCCACCTAAAGCAACTCCTGTTCCATTAATAGTAATACTAGAATTTGCTAGTCTATCTTGATCTAAAGTTCCTGTCGAAATTGTTGAAGCGTTGTTTAAAGTGACATTAGCAGAAAGTCTTGCATCATTAACAGTTCCTGCGGTTAATGTAGATGCATTAATATTTGAAATAACAGCAGTATTATCACTTGATAAAATAAAAGTTTTACTAGCAGGTTGTGTTGAGAAA